CGGGAGATTTAATCACTAATTTTTAGGTGAGTCATGGCCTCTAATTCAAGCTCCGAATACAAAGTAGTGGCAGATCAAATTGTTTCCTCCGATGCAGATATCATCGTTAAAGTCTCTGGAGCCATGTACAAGGACTCCATCGAGGAGGCCAACCGCTACGCCACTATTGGCGAAGTTGGCGAAGGTGGCACTGGAATTGCAGGAGCCACTGGCCCGACTGGACCAACGGGGCCCATTGGACCTACAGGTGCTGTCGGACCAACAGGTGCTCAAGGTGCAATTGGTCCTACCGGAGCAACGGGCTCCGCAGGATTACCTGGAGCAACTGGCCCAACTGGACCGCAGGGCGAAGCGTTCGGTGCATCAGCATCTTTCTTTAGCACTGCTGATCAAGGTCCATTTGCTGCAAATGCAATTCAGGCGTTCACCTTCAACAATACAGACTGGGCAACTGGAGTTACTCTTGGTAGCACTACTCGGGTAACGATGTCAAATGCTGGAAAGTACAACATTGCTTTCTCGGCTCAGATGCACCAGACCAATGGTTCCGGCGTTGTTAACATCTGGCTGAACAAAAACGGTACACCTATGTCAAACACAAACACAAAGCTTGCAATTACCGCTAACAACCCGTTTGCTGTAGCAGCCTGGAACTTGTTTGTTGATGCCGCCGCGGGGGACTTCTACGAGCTCATGTGGTCTTCAACCAGCGCAAACACAGTAATCGAACACGAAGAAGCCACTGGCTCTGGTGCAACCCTGCACCCGTCGGTTCCTTCAGTCATCTTAACTGTAAACCAGGTTGGATAATTTGACAAATAAAGTAAACACCCTCGTGCAAGCGGGGGTGTTATACTTTAATCATGCCAGAGCTAAATGCAAACATTCCACCTATCGAAGCCTACGTGCGAGGCAACTATCTTCGCGATCAGCAAGACTCTCACGATAAGTATTTTCCTGTAACTATTTTTGGCGTTGCCAGCGTTCAGGGTCGCTCTCCCCTATTTCACTTTCTTATGGAGGATGGCGGACTGTGGTGGCGAATGCCAATTTCTGCGTTCTGCTCGGAGCCAGGTGTACCAGAAGTAGACATCCACAACCTTGTTCTTTGGAATGCTTTTAGCCCTTATGTTGCCGTTACTCAGTTTCAAAACATGGTAAACATGCGTATGCAGTACATAGACCGAGAAAAGAACAAAATTCAGGGCAAATATTTATTTACGTTAGACTGGCACACGCCAGAGTGGAACATTCTTGATTCTGGCTACTCGGAAAATCCAGACCAACACAAATGCGGTCACGTAATCCTACGAGATGACGGCAATTTTGCCATCCAACCAAATAACCGCGTTTTGCTTTTCGAGCCGTCTATGGTAACTAAGCCTGGGCAGCGTCTGATAGATCGTCTAGTTAATACCAGAAAATGGGATGTTGAAGACGCGTCTAAGTGGACAACCGAGGACTCTAACCGCTATGATTACGACATCATTGCTCAACAATCTAAGGAGAAAGATGGCAAAGGGTAAAAACTCGGCTCCAGCCGCCCAGAAGACAACCACCGATCGCAAGAACGGTAAGGCGTCTAAGAAGCGCCCAAAGATCTTCGATGCTGTAAAGCGTCGATTGGTTACTAAGAAGTAGCCAACTATCCTCCTTAGCTCAGCGGCAGAGCAGAGAGCTGTTAACTCTAAGGTCCGTGGTTCGAATCCACGAGGAGGAGCAACTGTAGTACACTTAGAGATAATACATAGTTTGGATAATACATGGCAATCAAGCTAATTAACTCTACGTACTACGTAGTAAATGTTGAAGACATTACCGAGGCTGCTCAGATAGTTCAGAAAGTTATCGACGGAACTGCCACCCCCGAGGAAGCAGCTTTGGTGATTGATACTGGCATCACTGGCCTCGAGGGCGATGCTCCAGCCTAATGAATCTGTAGCCGGTAGGTGATATACTTTTTCCATGGCTAAAGATAAAAAGAAACTGCCAAAAGTAAAACCTGAAGGAAAAAACCCGCTTGCACAGAAGGGTAAACACCCTCTTCCTGAAAGTGGTCCAAAGTTCCAGATGAGAAATCAAAAAGCAGTTAATTCAGCGACCATGAGACGCGGAAATTCTCGCGGAAGATAACTAAATATGGGCCTGACCGGTTTCGACGGTAAGTCTGAAGTTGGTGAAGCGTGCGGAGAAGCCTGTACCTCCTGAATCGGGCAAAGAAATAAACGCAAACTCACAGTCTGCATTCGCTCTAGCTGCTTAGCAGGGCCCCACTGGTAGAAGTAGTTCTAGCTAATCGCCACTGGGTTTAAATAAATAGAACACTGCAGTACGGTGGCGACCGAATACGCAACCGCAAGACCGTGGCTGGTAGAGCCTACGCACGTAGAAGAACAATGAATTGCTTATCGGACGGGGGTTCGATTCCCCCCAGGTCCACTATTGCTGTACACTAATACCATATGGGTAAAAGCATTATGGAACAGCTCGCTCTCCTTCCAGAGGAGGAGCGTTTAGAAATCCTTGCCGGAATGGATCCAGACTCTCTAGTTTGGGACTGGTCAGTTTGGGCGCGTCCAGAGCAGAGAGCTCCCGAAGGGGACTGGAACGTCTGGCTAGTTCTAGCTGGTCGTGGTTTTGGTAAAACCCGTCTTGCATCCGAGTGGGTGCGCGAACAAGCCAAATACACCAAAGATGGACAGCGTCGCTTTGCTCTTGCCGCTCGTACCGCAGCGGACGTACGTGACGTTATCGTTGAAGGTGAGTCTGGCATTATCGCCGTTTCTCCTCCGTCCGAGAAGCCGCACTACGAGCCTTCAAAGCGTCGCCTAACTTGGCCGAACGGAAACACCGCCACCCTCTTTACAGCTGACGAGCCTGACTCACTCCGTGGTCCTCAGTTCACTCACGCGTGGGGCGATGAGATTGCAGCTTGGCGTCAGACTCCAGACGCTGCTGGTATGACCGCCTTCGATAACCTTCGCGTGGGCACTCGTCTTGGTAAGAATCCTCAGATTGTCTGTACCACTACCCCGAAGCGCGTGCCACTGCTCTACAAACTTATTGAAGAATCTAGAACTGACAAACCAGGTGGCTCTAAGGTTGTAGTTACAAAAGGTTCTACGATGGACAACGCCGGAAACTTGTCCCAGGCTTACCTAGATACAATTCTTGGAGTTTACGAAGGTACGACCCTAGCTCGCCAGGAGCTCTATGGTGAAATGCTTGACGATATCGAAGGCGCTCTATGGACCGAGGAAATGGTTGAGTCAGCAAGAGAAGCTGTCTATCCCCCTCTTACTCCTCTTAGGATTATTGGAGTTGACCCTTCGGTTGCCGAAAACCCTCGCGACGAGTGTGGAATTGTTGTTTGCGCCTCTACTGCAGACCCAGATCTGTTTAAGAGACAAGCCTGGGTTCTAGAAGATGCAACTGTTCACGGTTCTCCGGACACCTGGGCCCGCAAAGTTGTTGAGATGGCACGTAAGTGGGGCTGCCCAGTGGTTGCAGAGGTTAACCAAGGTGGAGCGCTTGTTCGTAACGCAATCAACTCCATCGACCCAACCATTAAAGTCTTGGAAGTTCACTCTAAGCAAGGAAAACAGCTTCGGGCAGAGCCAACATTGCTTGCATATGAGCAAGGACGTGTTCATCACGTCGGATATCATCAGGACTTAGAGTCTCAGATGTACTCTTGGATTCCTGGTGAGGGGAAATCCCCCGACCGAGTTGATGCACTGGTTCACGCGCTTACCGCACTTCTGATTAAGCCCCCTCCAGGATTCTCTGGCGGTAAAATTAGGGCTAGAAGCTATGCAGACAGGAAGTTAGGGGTCACAAACCCAAATAATCGCCCTATTGGTCGAATTTTTAGGGTAAGATAGTGACCAAAATAGTTCTAGACAGGTTTCCCTGTCATTTAGCAGCAGCCCCGTCGGGCCAAGTAGAGGACGTAACAACTCTCCGAAGCTTTGAGCCCACTCCGGGGTCCACATACTTAGAGATTACAAGGGTGATTGTTACTGATGAGATGGTTATCGTGGCAAAAGACAGCCCGGAGGGGCCGCAAATCGTTTTTCGAGAGGCATATGAGACGTTCATCCCCTCTGAAAAGGCTACAGAGGATTCTTGGGTTGTAACAAATAGTGGAAAAATGCTAGCATTTAAGAAGGACACGGGCTGCGGATGCGGCTCCCGACTAAGAGGATGGAATCCTTATAGGACTCTAAACTCTATTAAGGACTGATTATGGAAATGACACTGATTAACTTTGTAATTTTGGCGTTGGGTGCTTACAGGCTGACCCACATCATCACTACAGACGCTATTGCTGACAACTTTAGGCAGTGGGTGTGGTCTAAGCAAGGACCTGCAACAAAAATTGGATATTTGATTACATGTAACTGGTGCACAGGGTTCTGGGTATCACTACTATTTGTAATCGGAGCATCAATCTTACCTCAACTAACGTTTGTGGTATCATTAGTATTGGCTATTTCTGCTGTAATTGGGCTACTTTCGGCCTGGATAGAGCGATAAACAGGTAGGAGCCACACTTGGCTATTTTTAAGAAAGAAAACTCTAAGTCTGGCGATGCTAGACGCGGAGTTAGAGCAGCTGCGCCAAAAACTGCCACTAAAGTTGCTCCGGGAATCTCAATTGATTCATTTGGAGTAGTTTACGCAGAGCCTCAAGTATTTAACACGCCTCGTCCACTCACTGCAGCTGCCGCTCAGGTGAATTTAAACGACAAAAGCGAAGCAGATCTATTCAAAGCACGTCGCCAGTCAGCATCTACTGCTTGGCAGACCGAAGCTTGGGAGTATTACGATGCAATCGGCGAAATCAAGTATGCATTTAACTTAGTTGCGTCTGTTGTTTCCCGTATTCGTCTGTATGCAGCTGCAATCGGAAACCCGAGCGAAGCTCCTGCACCAATCAATGAAGTAGAAAAAGTTGATGGAAGACTTGCAGCAGCTGCCCAGCGTGCGCTTGACCGCCTAAGCTCTGCTTACGGAGGACAGCCAGGTCTTTTGAAGGACGCTGCACTAAATCTTCAGGTAACTGGTGAGTGCTACCTAGTTCAGGTACCAGAGCGCGTTGGTTCTGGACTTCCAGAATCCTGGGACGTTCGATCAGTTGATGAACTTCAGATTGATCAAAAGGGAAACTACATAATTAATCCAAGAAGAGACGTAGGTAGTGGAGCTGTAGGTTCCATGATGTCTCAGGGCAACAAAGATGTAATTCTTTTGCCTAAGTCAGCTTTCGTTGGAAGAATTTGGCGTGCTCACCCTCGCTATACTCAGGAGGCCGACTCTTCGCTACGTGGATTGCTCGATCTTTGCGCCGAACTTCTACTTCTAAACCGCACATTCCGTGCAACTGCTCGCTCTCGCCTCAACGCTGGAGCTCTTTATCTTCCGGACGGCCTCAGCGTTGCGGCCGGACCGGATCCAGACTATCCATACGATGAAGATGGAAACTATAACGAGACTTACACTGCGGAAGAGGCAGCTGACGAATTCGAAGACCAACTAATCGATGCGATGACTACTCCGATCAAGGACGAGGACTCTGCGAGCGCCGTTGTTCCGCTAATCATTCGTGGTCCTGCAGAACTTGGCGACAAGATTAAGCAGTTTAAGTTCGAGCGTTCATTCGACCCAGCTCTTGCACAGCGTGCAGATCGAGTCCTTGAGCGCATCATGCAGGGTCTAGACGTTCCTAAGGACGTTGTTACTGGTCTTGCAAACGTTAAGTACTCAAACGCACTTCAGATCGACGAAGCACTATACAAGGCACACATCGAGCCTCTAATGCTTCTAATTGTTGATGCGCTTACTGTTATGTACTTGCGCCCATACCTAGTTGCAAATGGCTACTCCCCCGAGGAAGTAAAGAATGTTTGCATTTGGTATGACCCAAGCCAGGTTGCCACTCGCAATGACCGCGCTGCAGACGCAGACATGGGATTCGACAAGCTAGCTGTTTCTTATGAAGCTTGGAGACGTGCTCACGGGTTCTCATCTGCTGATGCGCCAGACCCTAAAGAGTTTGTATTACGTATGATAATGCAAAAGGGTATGGTTAGCCCAGAGCTTACAGAGCAACTGCTTAGATCGATTGCTCCAGACGTTTTGGGAGAACTTAGACAACAAACTATGCAGGAGGGTGGAGCACCGATTCCACCAGAGATTGATCAGATCCTCCAAGGAGAAGTTCCTGCAGGCGAGACTGAAGCTCCAGCAGCTGAAGCTCCAATCACACCAGCGGAAGCAACTCCACCACTAGCAGAACCAGAGGCATAAGATGCACCACCCAAATCCAGAACTAGCAGCTAAGTTGGCTAAGCTGCTTTCCGACACTGTGGCCGCAAGATTTATTTTTCAGGGCTATCACTGGAACGTACTTGGTCCAGACTTTGGTGAATACCATGAGTTCTTTGCCACGCTATATGAAGACGTAGAATCTTCAATCGACCCACTAGCGGAAAACATCCTCAAGGTCGGGTTCCCAGCTCCA